ATGAAAAATCAATTCTCTGCCATTGAGCGCGTTGTTATTAAAAGATTATTGCAAATACGACAGCAGCGAGAAATAAGTTTGCAATCTCAATGGCAACAAATTGAGCGTGAGCAGCAAGCGCTACAAGCAACCCTTGCCGAGTTGGAACAGCAACGGATGAAACTGTGGCACGATTTAGCCACGCCTTCATTGCCAAATGAAACCATTTCCCGTGACCAACTGGCATTGTTTAAGCAATCTATGCGGGAAGTTTATCTGGCAGAGCGAGCCCTAAAAGAGCGTATCGCTCAACTACGTGAGACGATCGTTGAATTAGAGTGCCAAAAGGCGCAACTGGCTAAACAACGTCTGCTGATGATTAAAAACCAAGAAAAACTGAAAGAGGTGATGAATGACTAATATGATTGAGCGTAATGTTATCACCGCGAGTAGGGTGCCTAATATTCAACGCCGCCGGGAGGCTGATCCCGAATTAATACAGCGTTTTGAACGTTTTTTGCTAGCTCAACAGCCTGATAACACTACGTCAGTGTCAGATTGGTCTTCGGTATCAGAGACACTGGCTTATCGCAATAGCTCAGCAACATTAAATAATGTATATCTATTACGTGAGGGTAATCGTTTAACTTATCGATTATTAAATGGCCCGATGATGGGCATGGTGATCATTGCGCGCTGGCAAAAACAGGGGGCGGTACATTTACAGTTGAAACCGGCTAACTCTGTTCAATATCGCGTATTAGCTCGGGTAAAGCAAAATTTAACTACAACATTAGCACAACGGGGTTTTTTACTCTCTTTGGAGATAGAAGATGGTAAATAAAAATAAAATGCTTGTATATCAATTACTTATAAAAATACAGCTCATTTAATATACGTATTTACACGCAAAAACAAGCGATTTCACCCACTATAAATCAATTACTTACTGCTTTTAGTGAGTTACAATTTCACCTAATTTTGAGTGAAATCTCAGTTTAAATTTACCCTCTTTTTTAACTCCCAAATAACCTTAATCATGCGTTTAACTACGAATATAAAATACCCATTGACGAAAGAAGAAATCATGCGCTATAGTTTACTTGCATCTGCAAAATCAGATGTCGGGATTCGAAACCCCGCTGTGATTATCGCGACATGTACACGCCGCGAGCGTGTTTTTTAATGTCGTAATCTAGCTACATTTCAATGGTGGGCTGGATGGGGCAGCTGAAAAGCTGGCCGTCTGATAATCGCGGTAGTTTCGAACCCTGTTCAGTTCACCACCCAACGAGATTCGAAACCTCTAGGTGGTGGTAAATTCAGATTATCAATGGAGGTCTTATGACACTTCAATTATCCACTATCACCCCTAAAGTTACTATTCATAATGGTAAAGCGATCACTACAACTGACGATGTAGCTCATTACTTTGGCAAACAACATCATCATGTTGTACAAAAAGTAGAATCGCTTGAATGCTCAGAAGAATTTATCACTCGCAACTTTTCGCGAATGATAAAAAACGTACAACTTGCTAAGGGTGCAACTCGTGAAGTCGTTTACTACGAAATGACCAAAGACGGCTTCGTATTCTTGGTTATGGGATTTACAGGCAAGAAAGCGGCTGCATTTAAAGAAGCCTACATTGCTGAATTTAATCGCATGGAAGCAGAGCTACATTCTGCACCAAAATACCAACCCCAAACAGAAGCTCACGAAAAGTTCAGCAGCAAAGATACCCAAAATCTCGCCCGTATCATTGCACTTATGACACAAAACTTTCGTTTCAAACAAGCATGGAATAATGCTATCTGGTATGCACTAAGAGAAGTAACAGGCATTCCCTCACCTTATCCGATGGAAGTTCGGCTAGTCCCTTCTATCGCTTCTGAATGTGAGCGTATCTGGCATGTCACGGAAGAGCTTCAAGATGTGATAGCTGATGCAGAAAAAACAGCGATTAAACGCATTATCCGCAAACGTGAAAATGCTGACAAAGTTATCGATGAGATAGAAACTTTGTTATCTCAGACTACACAGGATAACCAGCTAATGCTAAATGGTGCACTATCAAACTGGCATAAAGCGGAACTCACCCATTTCCTCCAACGCTGCTAATAGGATGCCCCATGAATGGGGCTCTTAATATCATTAGATATTGTTTATATGTTTTTAATCAAAAATCTCGGCGCATATGGGTCAAGTGACTCAGTGCGTCCAGCAAAGCGACGCTCATCCCAATCATCTTTCGATTCATATTCCCATTTTCCTTTATTATAGATAAATGACCATCCGTCACCTAACAATCCTATCGGTGGATTGGTCATCACAATAGCGATTGGTCTACCATTTTTATCAAAATATATTTGGCCAGCATATTCTAATGGATACCAGTTTTTTCCAGATAAAGTCGTCCAGTTATCATTGTATCCATATTCTTCGATATCTTTACCCTTCACTCCTACAGCAAAAGAACCATCATCAAATAGTAATCCATAGGGACCGTATATAAAAGATCCTTTAGCTTCATATTTTCCGTGTTCGAAAATCCCTTTTCCAAATAAATACTTTCTCCATTCTTTACTTTTATACCATTCTTTCCATGACTCACATTCTTCCTTATAAAACCCGCTTCCTTGTTCTGCTCGATTTACAGCCATAGCTGCAATCACTAGATTATATTTTTCTAAATGAAATTGTGTTAAAGGAAGATTTTCGCTAAAGATAATATTTTCATATTTAGCTGCAAAAAGATTATTCTTGCAATGACTAGCACTAGCACCCATAAAAAAAGCTGATCCTAGTTGAACATCATTATCATCACAAAATAGATGATCAGGTAATAAATACCGAAAATATTGAGGTGGATGATTGTTTAAATCTTCAGGCCGATTCTCGACAAAAAAATTGATAGCGAATAATCTATTTATTACTTCAGTTGGATGCTCATGATGTCGATATATAGTTTCACACAAACACGCAAAATCATGTTCATATATTGCTCGTATTCTCTCTAATGAGTAATAATTATTAAATCGTTGTATACGTAAATCCATTTCTGAGGCAATACGATAAGCTAGTATATCCGTTGGGCCTATTCTTTCCTCACCTTCTGGCGGATCACCGGCATTTGTGATTGCGTGAATTATTTCGTGAATAAGTGTGTATTGCCAAATTGGATAGTGTTCAGACAAATAATTTGGTGCAACAGAAATAGTTATAATGTCCTGATAAATATTATCTGTTAGATTGCTGTTTGAGCTAATTCCTATTATAGGAACAGTATCAACAGTTGAGCGGGTAATCTCTTCAGGTCTAATATCCTGAAATCTTCTATGTCTATCTCTAAGTTCATATAAATTCATATAATAAAGATTAGGCAAAACACTATTATGCGAAAAATTTAGATTATTTCTTTCCTCTCTTAAACTAAAAACAACTGCTTGTCGAAATGTCTGAGAAAATAATAACGCTTCATGAATTGTATCTTCAATAGCAATTGCAGTATGTCGGTCTACTAAGAAACTAGCTCGATCATTTATAGTCCTCCTTACGTCTATTATCATTTCTTCAATTTGGCGAGAACTAAGTTCAGCTCTAGCACCATTAGTGACAACGTATTCTGCATAATCATCCATCTTCCGAAAAATCTCATTTTGATTAACTTGATCTTGATTATTTTGCATACTTCTTCCTTTTTACATATTATCGTTAATTTTCTACCTTAGCTGACAAATAATAACCAGTTATAGCTAAATGGTGTCCTTTCAAACTGCCATAAAGCGGAATTGCCCCATTTCCTCCAACGCTGCTAATAATAGGATGCCCCTATGATGGGGCTATTCTTTTTGAGCTTGTTGCTGATTCCAGATTGAATCAACCGGCATCTCTACCCTAACATCTAGTGTAATGGTCAACAAATTCTGTAGAAGATCTAAGCGGCATTTTTTAGTTCATGATATTTTTGATGTGGCGTTAAATAACCAATCGTTGAATGGCGTCGATAATAATTGTAAAACTGAATATAATTTTCAACTTCACAGACAACAGATTGATGATTCATAAACGATAAACGGTTAAGTCTTTCTGTCTTTAAACTCCTAAAAAATCTTTCCATCACGGCATTATCGAGGCAATTACCTCGCCGACTCATGCTTTGAGTTATTTTCCGTTCAAAGAGGTGCGCCCTAAACTCCTCCGATGAATATTGGCAACCTTGATCTGAATGGAACATCAAACTTGTCGTATCCGGTAATTGCCGTTCAATTGCGTTATCTAAGGCTTCTTTCACTAATTTCGAATCCGGTTTTGTTGATAAGGCATAACCAATAATTTCTTTGGTGGCTAAATCCAACACACAGGCTAAATAGCTCCACCCATAGTGATGTCTAATATACGTGATATCCCCGACATAATAGTGATTATGCTGTTCAGGGGAAAATTGTCGTTTAAGCAAATTAGGGGCATATCGATGTTCGTTACCCGATGAGTGATAGTAGTGCTTTTTCGTTGGTCTAATTGCAACTAATTGATTTAATTTCATGATGTTCGATATTTTATAAGTGCCAATTTGGTGCCCTAAACCCTTTAACTCGGCTTGAATACGTCTTTTGCCATAAATTTGACCCGATGTATAAAAAATACGTTTGATTTCGCCACACAGTCTTTCATTTTCAACTGTCGGTATTTTCGTTTCATAATAAAAACTACTGCTGCTTACTTCAAAAAGATGGCATAACTCAGTGACCGTAAAATTGGGGTACATGATTTTCAGTTGCTTCACGATTTTGAGTTTTGATTGTCGAGGATGAAGTAAGCCGCGGCTTTTTTTAATATGTCATTATCCCTCTGAGCACGCTTAAGTTGAACTTCTAATTCTTGTATGCGCTGTTGCTCGGGTGTTAACGCTTTTGATTTTACAGGCGTATTCCCATTTAACTCGGCAAGATATTGTTGCTTCCATCGTGATACGGCAGATTTACCCGCACCGGATATTTTTTCAACTTGGATATTGCTATATCCACCTTCAACCATGAGTTTTGCATATTCCAGTTTTTGCTTTCCGCTAAAGGTTACTTTTACTTTTCGGGTCATATTTATACCTATAAGATTTTGCTTAATTATAAGCTATAAATCTCTACAGTTTTATTAGACCACTACAGTTAACCGAATGCCATGTTTGCCGGACAGCTCAGTGAAATAATCAATTAGCCGCTTTGGAATGGGCTCCACCGGATCAATTGCATAATTATTGTTTTCCCACCATGGGAAGAAAAAGAATTTCCAATCGAGCTGTGAAAGTTTTTTTACTTGAAGTTGTGCTTTTTCAGCAGACTGACAATGATCATAAAAGTAACCAGATCTTCCCTCGCCCGTGCTTTCTATAGTGATAAAGCAATCACTGGATACCGCTTCAAAAGCACCAGTTACAATTTCACGTGCCTTATCGGGATATTTTGCACAAATCTTGCCAAATTCAGAAACATGCAGATAACGCAATGTACCACCGCGAAATGAAGTACTAATGTAAAGTGAACCCCCTTTATGGAATACCAGTTCACCCGCTGAATCATTACTGGCTGGGTTAGCCGCTTTTATTTCAGCCGGTAGTCGCTCATAAGCGTATTTGGTTTTTTCTCTGAATAATCGCCTAGCATCATTAAGAGTATGCGCAATTAATGCACACCTGGCAGATTCAAATAACGCCGCATCAAGCTGAATAATACACACTTCAGTCGTAAACCCTAGCTGACGCGCCTTTAGAATGATGTTTCTGGTATGCATTCCTTCAAAATAGAATAACTGCTCAGGGGTCATGTCAAATCGAATTGGTTTTCCGGTTTTATCCGTTATCCAATAAAGATGATTTAGTCGCCAAAGCTTATCGCGCAATAAAGCTAAATGTTGTGGCTTCATAGTTATTTTTGTGAAAGTTCGTCCATAAGATTAGATAACATTCCGACCACATCATGCTCATTTTTTACTTGTTCTCTAAAAGCCTGTACTGAGACATGCTTGCCAAGTAACTCAAGGTTTTTAACTTTATCTGGCCACTTTATTTTTTTGAGCAATGCTTCTGCGCCATCAACTCGTATGGCTGCAATATCTAAACCGCTTAATGTTGTCCGCCAGACTTTAGGCCAATCTTTGATCGGTCTTAAATCGCCAGAATCGGTCAGAATATCGAGTACATCCATTTGGTCGATCTCAACCAGTCGCTTAAGCACGTAGTCAGCATTAACCTCAATGCGATTCTTACGTTCTTCCATGAGGGTTTGTATGCGTTTTTGAATGTTGAGTTTTGCTAAGTTTTGACATGCGATATCTTTTGCTGTTTTTTCACTGTACCCGGCTCTAATTGCTGCCTGAGTCGCATTCAAATCAATCAGGTACTCTCGACAAAAGGCTTCCTGCTTGTTTGTGAGAGTCATAACATCTACCTCAGTTGATAATTATCTTGTTTTTGTCAATCTCGCCCATCGTTTAGCCTGATTGAGACAATCTTCTAGCATCTTGCCTCGTTTACTAGCTGGCTGTTTGCGGTAATAGCGGATAGCTTCACTTGTGGCTAAGCTGGCGACAGAGTTAGAAAAACCGAGCTTCATTAACTCGGCCTTGACATTGGTTTCGATGAATTGTTCAGGGGTCATGATAACGCTCTACGTTATTCAAATGAGATAAATTATAGGTTTGTACATTCTCTTTCTCGTGGAAGAATAAGCATTCCACTATTATCTTTAACACCAATATCCGAGAGCATATCGCCAAATTCATGAAGCAGTGCGTTCATATACTTTATACCACGGCGGTTTAACTGTGGAATTTTGCCAGCGCAAATTATTGCTCGTGGATCTGCTTTTTCGCTGAATGGTGTCATCAATTTCACATAAAACTTAGCTCTCCATTCCGTCGTTTTTCTGTCCCCAAGATAACCATCAAGCAAAGGCATTAAAAAATGACGACTGACTTCGATATCCCCCGTCTCATAGCGGTAGACAGGGCGACGATTCGTTGCCATCAGGTAATACATATAAGCCTCGGCTACTCGCCAGCAAAAGAATTCATGAGTTAGTAGTGAATGCTTCATTACTCTACTCCTGGTAAAAATGGCTGAACTTCTTCAATCATTTTTTCTCTTGCTGTCATTAATAACCTTTTTCTTCCTCCAGCTCCCCACCTTCCCATTTTACTCGCGCATTGACTAATCTCTTTGCTTTCTGAATTAATTGTTAAATCAAGTTGATTAAGTCTATACATCGCATCAAATCCATTCATCACCATGTGACGAAATGTATTATAAACTTGTATTTCAAATTCCGGTTTTATCCATGCGGCATACCTAATAGCAACAAGTTCTAGCCCCCATACACCATGGGAACATCCACCATTATTTACAACCACCGCAGGACAATTTTGTCCCGCGATTAATACTTGAACAAAATTTTTAATCTGAGAACTTCTCATAAATTTGCTTGGCTTTTGAGACTCTGTAGCTTCACCTTTTATTACTGCTGCCGCATGCAAATCATTGAGACTAAAACGTCCTTCTTCATCAACTCTAACAGGAATGCCATAAATATTTACTTTTGGATATTTCATGATGCTAACCTTTCAAAAAAGAGACCTCAGCTCACACAGAACGAACAGACCCCGAACGCATCATGATTGACTGACGTTCTCTGAGGTCTATTTTGTGAATTGTCTCGGGTTTATTTGGATGCGCGGTGAGTGCGCGTTGAAATAAGAGGACTCCTTGTCGCTAAGGAGTCCCTAATAATTTAAAAAATTTGTTCAAGTATTAATCGCGGGACAAAATTGTCCTGCGGTGGTTGTAAATAAAAGTGGGCTTAGTCCTGAAATGACCTAGGTGGTCAATTTGACCTCTTGTAATAAAAACAATGAGTTAAATGGTTTTATTGACACTGCGTTTTAATGTACTGCTGTAAATACTCCGTCTGCTTTTCGTTCTCAACTATCATCGCTCTGAGACGGAAATAATCCTGTCGAGCTGCCTCACCAAGTTGTGGGCTGGCTTCATCATGTCGGCTCTGGGGGATAGCGGTTTTGGATGCACGACCCACGGCGTTGACGCGCAACCGCTTAGTGCCAGCGCGAACAGCATCATGCAGCTTGGTAATTTCAGCTTTGGCATTACTCAGTTCCTCGGTATGTTGACTATCAATTTTTTGCAAGGAATCTATCTTCTGCTGCTGCAATTTCACGGCTTCGAGTTGAGCCTGATATTGCTGTTTTAGCGTTTGGTAGTTTTGCTTGACGGTTTGATAACGGGAACTTATGCAAAAAACTACTAAGTTTAATGCAACAATAATCACTACGACAAATGCGTGAGGTCGCCATAACATATTACGCTCTCTATTTCTCGACGGGTCATTAACCCTTTCCACTTTCTACCATCAACATGAACCCATCGTTTCATCTCATTACAAGCGCCTGTTTGGTCATTGGCGTTGAGTTTTTTAAGTAATGTGGATTTCCCAAAATTTCCTACGCCCACGTTATAAGCAAATGAGTAAAGGGCTGCTTGAGTCAATGTATTGATATTGACCTTAACCAGCGGGTCAACATAACGCTTAACCACTTTCAAATCGTCATTAAGCCAATTGTCGCAATCTTCTTTGGTGTACGTCCGATTACGCGCAATATCCTTGCCTGTATGACCATAGCAAACAGAAAGCACACCACCTCCGTCGAAATAGGGCTTAAGTCTCAATCCTTCGAAATGGGTTATCATGCTTGATGCTAAAAACAATGCACTACCGCCTGTTGCCATCAATATTTTTTTCGGTATCTTCATACTGACGCTCTTTGAGTTTGTACTCCTTTTTGCGGTAGTACACGTTGATTAAAAATGTCCCTATCGTGCAGCCGATACCCATCACCGCAACCCACTGGTCAAGGGTTAAAAAATCAAAAATCGTTGTTATGACTCCACCGATGGTGGTCATGATGCCCCACAGATAGGCAGCCGGTGTTGAGTATTTTTCAGACATACGCATATACCCTACCATTGAGGGTTCCATTGCTTTAGTTGTATTGAATTAACGGGAGGCTTATCGCCTTGTATCTTGTTTTGATGCTTGATTTGTCAGTTTTATGATCGAGGAAATTGTTCTATGTATTTTAATCCATCATTCTTTTTATTTTTTTCCAAATGGGTTTAATATTTATTCCACGATTTCGATCATTTAAATGCGAACTATTAATAGCGACTACTTTATTCGTAGAAGCAGATATAATTGGGGATCCCGATGAGCCAGGACCTGTATCTGCGGTATAATATACAATCGGCTTACCTTTCTTAAATGCTTCTATAGTTGCTGGAATTTTATTATCGTCAATCATTGTATAAATTGAAACCACTTTTGGACAGCAAGGATAATTTTTATAATTATTAGGAAACTGGGGTATATATATTTCTTGACCTATTTTTGCCCCTACTGGATCAATATCCAAATGTCCAAATTTATCTATTTTGCCTGTTTTGAACGCTTTAGAGTCAAGCGTAAATAAAGCAAAATCGAGCTTACGGTCATGAATTAATAACTTTTCCCCTTTGATTGAAACTTTTTCATTGTCTTCGTTATTTTTTGCATAATAAAAATTTATCTTAGCCTGATTCAATTCTTGACCTTCTACAACATGAAAATTTGTGAGCATCAAGTTTTTAGAACTCACTCTCCACGCTGTACCCGCTCGCCCTCCAGGAAATTGGATCAAGGCGACAGCCAACGATTTTTTATATTTTTCTGGATCAAGTTCCATTAATTCATTGACAGGTATTCTATCGTCTGTTCCTATCACCGTTTTAGTAACTAAATTTTCCATATTTTAACCTTATTTTTACCAACTAAACTGGAAGCCAACCGCCTTACCCGTTTTGATGATTGTTTTTGTGAGTATTGCGGTGGCTTATTTTTAATGCTTATTCAGGTTTTTTTGCAGGTAACACCGCCCAGTAAGCGTAATCACCTGGTCTAAAAGTGGTATAATCGCCGTTATCCCAACCCTGGAAATAGAGAAACTTGCCGTCTGAGTCAAAAGCGCCTACCACAACATTGTAATAATCAAAACGATTAACGATGATATATTGACGGGGGTATTCTTCAGTACCCGGTTTAACGCTAGAAGGGTGTAATTCAAGGTTTAATGTTTTAGTCATAAAATTTCTCTTTGTTATTATTGTTATAAATTATCCCGTTCCGTGATGTTGCTAATAACTTCTCTCTAAAAACAAAAAAAACACCTCAATGGGTGTTATTTTTGTGTTTTAAATTTGTCAGTATTATGGTGGCAGAAACGAAAAACCCCGCAAAAGCGAGACTTTATGATTTTTTTATACAACTGTATCAGCTTACCTTGAAATTGTTGCTCATTTGCTCATTAAAGTCAAGCCATAATTAGGTAGAATTAATCATTTTATCAACAATTTTTTGATTTTTCATGACTGTTATTAGCCGATTGTGTATTAAATACACGCTGGCATTGAGAATGTCATTAATCTCCCTTCTGCATGTTATGCGTGATGGCTTTTTCCACCTGCCCCCCGCTCTGGTCATCATCCTTCTGGGTTTCGCTATATTGTGATAATAGGTGGCTATGCTTAATTTTGACTTTCCGTAAACGTAATAACTTAATAGAATTTGGTAGGCTTTCTCATCAATACGCATAACAGCATCAACCACTTGAGAAATGAGCAATCCTTCATCATCGTTACACATTGGCCTCGAAGGTATCACTTCCCCTTTCGCCTTTTGCATGAATCGCCAGATAATATTGAATTGCCATTTATCAAGCTCTCCTGAGCTTACCCAAGCCCCCCATAACTCAAGCCAACCATTAACCCAGTCATATTGTGCTTTTGTTAATTCCAGTGACTTAACCGTTCTCATCTCCCCTCCGGCAAAAATAGAAATAGGGGCATGGTTTCAATGCCCTGCGTTGAATAGTTATGGTGGTTTAAAATGTGTGGGCTATTTCTTCGCCCATTCGAAAGTGTAGTGGTCTAATAAAACTGTAGAGATTTATAGCTTATAATTAAGCAAAATCTTATAGGTATAAATATGACCCGAAAAGTAAAAGTAACCTTTAGCGGAAAGCAAAAACTGGAATATGCAAAACTCATGGTTGAAGGTGGATATAGCAATATCCAAGTTGAAAAAATATCCGGTGCGGGTAAATCTGCCGTATCACGATGGAAGCAACAATATCTTGCCGAGTTAAATGGGAATACGCCTGTAAAATCAAAAGCGTTAACACCCGAGCAACAGCGCATACAAGAATTAGAAGTTCAACTTAAGCGTGCTCAGAGGGATAATGTAGTGGTCTAATAAAACTGTAGAGATTTATAGCTTATAATTAAGCAAAATCTTATAGGTATAAATATGACCCGAAAAGTAAAAGTAACCTTTAGCGGAAAGCAAAAACTGGAATATGCAAAACTCATGGTTGAAGGTGGATATAGCAATATCCAAGTTGAAAAAATATCCGGTGCGGGTAAATCTGCCGTATCACGATGGAAGCAACAATATCTTGCCGAGTTAAATGGGAATACGCCTGTAAAATCAAAAGCGTTAACACCCGAGCAACAGCGCATACAAGAATTAGAAGTTCAACTTAAGCGTGCTCAGAGGGATAATGACATATTAAAAAAAGCCGCGGCTTACTTCATCCTCGACAATCAAAACTCAAAATCGTGAAGCAACTGAAAATCATGTACCCCAATTTTACGGTCACTGAGTTATGCCATCTTTTTGAAGTAAGCAGCAGTAGTTTTTATTATGAAACGAAAATACCGACAGTTGAAAATGAAAGACTGTGTGGCGAAATCAAACGTATTTTTTATACATCGGGTCAAATTTATGGCAAAAGACGTATTCAAGCCGAGTTAAAGGGTTTAGGGCACCAAATTGGCACTTATAAAATATCGAACATCATGAAATTAAATCAATTAGTTGCAATTAGACCAACGAAAAAGCACTACTATCACTCATCGGGTAACGAACATCGATATGCCCCTAATTTGCTTAAACGACAATTTTCCCCTGAACAGCATAATCACTATTATGTCGGGGATATCACGTATATTAGACATCACTATGGGTGGAGCTATTTAGCCTGTGTGTTGGATTTAGCCACCAAAGAAATTATTGGTTATGCCTTATCAACAAAACCGGATTCGAAATTAGTGAAAGAAGCCTTAGATAACGCAATTGAACGGCAATTACCGGATACGACAAGTTTGATGTTCCATTCAGATCAAGGTTGCCAATATTCATCGGAGGAGTTTAGGGCGCACCTCTTTGAACGGAAAATAACTCAAAGCATGAGTCGGCGAGGTAATTGCCTCGATAATGCCGTGATGGAAAGATTTTTTAGGAGTTTAAAGACAGAAAGACTTAACCGTTTATCGTTTATGAATCATCAATCTGTTGTCTGTGAAGTTGAAAATTATATTCAGTTTTACAATTATTATCGACGCCATTCAACGATTGGTTATTTAACGCCACATCAAAAATATCATGAACTAAAAAATGCCGCTTAGATCTTCTACAGAATTTGTTGACCATTACAGTGTTTAATGGCACGATAAAGCTGTTTTTTAAATAGTGGTTAAAGCGCTCTACTTTCCCTTTCGTTTTTGCCCTGTAGGGCTTGCAAGCCTTCAATTTAAACCCGTAATCTTTCGACATTTGAAGCATTTCGACATGTAATTTATGATCACCTTCTGCATAAGCATCCCGTTCGATGATGAGGGATTTTGCGTTATCACACAATACTTCCTGTGGTACACCACCAAAGTAGTCGAAAGCTTCTCTTAAACCTTGCTGCCACGATTCTGCTCGTTCATTATCAAAGAACTTTACATAACTCGCACGCGAATAGCCTAGCGTTGCAACAAACGCTTTCAGCGATTTTTTACCTCGCCGGATGCTGGTGAAGTCGATTTGCATTTGTTGACCTGGCTGTGTTTCAAAACGGACGACTACTTCGGGAACAATGCTTGGTTTAAATTGACAAACAAATCGGCGTAATTGAGCAATACCACCTTGATAGCCGTTTTCAACTACCTCATCAAATAAGACTGTTGCAGGGATCCAATCAGGTTTAGCCAGTTCAATTCGCTGAAGCAAATAAGGTTTAAAGGGGGATAATTTAGTCGGTTGTTGACTTCTTTTAGCATAAGTTGGCATTGTCTGTTGTTGTAAATGATGTTTTACGGTGTTACGGGATATACCCAACTCACTGGCAATTTTTCGAAGGCTTTGTCCTTGTGCAAAGCGAACATGAATATCCACAAATATCTCCTTGGTTAACATAAATTATCCGTACAAAAATGTGCGAATAATACCAAGTGGATCAGTTTTAGATGATCGTTAGTGGATCAGTTTTGCATGATCGGTGACACCGTTGTTAATGGCTGACCAGTTACCTGAAACAACCGCTTTTCGGCGGTTAAATATATCGAAGTCCTCACTTTGGGCACAAAGAAGCACTTCACGGTTATTCACCATGTTTTGCATGTTCATATTTTTGCCTATTTGATTTTTATTTGGTGGGATTTAGCGGAGTACAGGTGAAATTTTCTATGACCACTTTTGGCAATTTGTCACATTTTCCAGCCTTGCCACTGCCAACAGTCCAGTAGTAATCCAGCTCTCTAAATTGCATTTTGAACATGGACGGCTGGGATAACATTTTCAGGCAATCTTTTTCTGATAGTGCTTTGTCGCTAAAGCGCTGCCAATGCACAGGTTCGCCGCCATCCTTAACAAGGGTTGCTTCGATTTGGTATTTCATTGGGGGTGTCCTGATTATTTGAAGATGTTAAATCTGAGTTTAATCTCTAGATACATTGTTGTTCATCCAAACCTGGTCATAGTCACTGTTTGGCATGTTGGCGATGTAATTATAAGGGCTTGTATTTTCTTCTGCTAAAAATTGATGCGCCTGTTTATCCAGATACAATGAGATTTTTCCTTCCCACCCCTCACCATTGCGCTGTTTTTCTAAACACAATATGGAAGCGGGCTCTTTTAGATATTCCTGCTCTTTTTCAGTTAATAGTTGACTGGCCTCTAGCTTCTGTAGCGCTCGCTCTCTGCGTTTATTTCGCCAAATAATGAAAAGGTTATCGGCAAGGTCGGTGATTGAACCTGAGCCTTTTACGTCCATTTTCCCTGTGGGTTTCTCCTCACTTTCCGATTTACGGCTGTGTGTCACTAAAATAACGTGGCATGAGGTTTTGTTTTTAAAATCACATAGTGCATCCATGAAGGCTTTTTGCCCGTTGTAATCATCATCGGCAAGCCCACACTTCATCAGGCTGTCAATGATAAACAGGTTGATACCATATCGGCGGTTAGCATATTTAAATATTTCGAGTAATCGTGATGATTTCGCTGTCCCTGTTAAGCCAAATAACCAGAGCCTATCATCATAAAACTTAAAAGCGGACTCAATTTCTAATTGTGAGGGTAATTTAGCACATGTCGCCTGACGGGTCAGACGCTTTAAAAACGTTGCGGGTTTTAACTCAAACGAAGCAACACAGGCTCTCATTCCCTGACGCATTGCTTCACACAGAACATGCCCTAAAATTTCACTCTTACCGTGCCCATTGACTCCATTAAGTAGCGTTAACTCAGATTCACGATAACTGAAATGCCGATTTAATGACTCCCAAGGTGTCTTGAACAAATATTCCTCTTTGCCGTAAAATGCATCAAGCGTGCTCTGATAGAAATCTCGCGCTGTACAGAGTTCTTCAGGGTCAAAATAAGCTGCTGTTTCAAGGTAGTGTACAATTTCCTGCTGCGTCATACCAGCCTGTAAACATTCGTTGATGTCCTTGTGGGGCAGTTTAACTAAACGACACCGATATTCTCCTAATCGACGGGCAATTTCCAGGGCTGCCTGTTGTCCCACTTCGTCATTGTCCATCGACAACCAGATTTCAGTAAAGCGGTCAAGGTTGTGAAATTCATATTCAATCCACTGTTGTTTGGCTCCGCCGCCACCACCAAAAGGAACCGACAATGCACTCAAGCCATACTGGTGATAACTCATGCAGTCAATTTCACCCTCGCACAATATGACTGCACGGGTTGCTTTGGGTAGCGCTTGCCAGCCGAACAAACACGGTTCACAATCCGCTTCAACTGAAATAACTTTCTTCCCATCAGGTCTTGCTGTGCTAATACGTTTAACCTGCATCAGCTCGCCATCTCGCTTGTAAGGGAACGCGATAGCGGGTAATTCCCTGTTATCTTCAGGTGACCAGACAATCCCATCACTGACCTGAAATTCTTTCGCCGTTTTGCGGTCTATGCCTCGTGATTGAAGATATTCGTAACAGTCTTGTGGTTCACGGACGGTTTTTTTCAGTGATGCGGGTTGTGGACGTTTAAACTGTTTTTTCCTTTTTGCTTCAAATGTACCCGATTCATCCGCTATCCCTAGAAACTGCTTTGCTTCGGCCATCGCCTGATGCAAACTACAGCCCCTGACCTGAACCCACAAATCGAGTAAATCACCCCCTGTCCCTTCAGCAAAATCTGACCAAACCTTTTTGCCAGAGAGATTAACCTTCAAACTTTTACCCTGCTCACCATGCACAGAGCCAGCCACCCACTCCTGACCCTCTTTTTTGCCTTCAGGTAAGAGATATTTAGCCACTCTGACAACATCAAGCCACAACCGCTCAGATAATTCCGTAATGCTAATCATGCTTCCCTCAGATTGAATTTGTCAAACCCGTATTGCACAATGCCCGCGCTCAGCCAGCCGTAGTTGTACCCACGGATGAGTATTGATTTGATGATTGATTTCATGATGATTTGGCTAGAAAAATACTAAGCCGTTTTTAGCAATGGTCATTGTTGATTGATTGGTTACAGGTTGTCTTTGTTGCTTCCGTTTGCGTGCCGTCTCGTTTTGATAATTCAGTTTTGCGCTCAGTGCTGAAAACCAGTTTTTAGGTTTTTCTTTGCTGAATTCAAAATCAAACCGTTTCAATTCCTGCAATAAATCAATATCTGAAAATATCGACGCCCATTGTTCAAAATCTTTTTGGTTGAGTCGAATCACTTCACCTTCAAACGCATAACGAGATATTTTTATCGTATTTTTTTCAATCGGGTTTTGGGTGTTAAGATCTTTAGATTCTATGTTAGGTTCTACTGATAGATTCTGAGTACCGTTTTTGGGATCCTTCAAAGTACCGTTTTTGGGATCGTTACCAATTTCGGTACTGTTCCGTTTTTGGGTATGTTCTAATTCTATATTTAATCGTAAAACTTTAACTTGTTTTGTTACTCCTTTTCGCTCTCCAGTATCGATTATTAACCCTTCAGCTATCATTTTGTTTATTTGTCGGCAAATAGTTTTTCTATCTAATCCAGTATCATTTGATAATCTTTGAATACTGGGATAGCAACAATGATGTTCATCAGCTCTGTCAGCAAGAGCAAGTAATAACAACTTCTGAGAAGCTTTCAAATTAATTTTCCATACCCAATTTGTTGCTATTCTACTCATACTGATTACCTCTAATGGATTTTTGACGATGTTTAAGCCTTAACTTTGCATCTTCTAATGCAGCTTTTAGCTTCTTGGCGGCTAACTCTGTGAAAGAGCGATTGACTCTCTCTCTAATAATGTTTTTATGGATATTTGACTGGTAAAATCGGCGATTTTTTGGCATAATGACCTCGCTGAAATTGAAAGAAAAAAGGGAAAACTGCCGTTTCCCTTCTCCTTGAAATACTAAACTTTCTTCATCAAACACAAAGCTCATTACAATTCTCAAAAGCTTCATTGTTTTTTAACTCTGAAGCTTCTTTTTTTGGCAATCTCAAATGCTCCAGCATGTCTATCAGCTTGCGTATTTCTTCACCTGAGATATTCGTAATAACAACCTCTTGAGACTGTGAACCAGAAACACTCACCACATGCCGAGGCAAGCCGTATTCTGAGACGACCTGACAGGCTAGTTTAAATATTCTGGTTTTATCCCGACTCGCTGTTGAGGGGTGGATCCCGAGTGATTTAGCAAACCCGTTATTCCCCCCTTCTGATGCCATCTTCTGGTAGAAGTAAGACTCTAAATGCTCAGGTTTGCAGGTGATTTTGATAGTATTTGAATATTCCATGGTTATAATCCTTAAGTAATAAAATTCCCTACCTCAATATTTCTATGAGGTTTGTGAAAAAATAATAGATAGAGTGAGATTGTGAGTGATTAAGTGGGTTTTGCCGCTTCAGCCATTTAGCAGAGTGCTATCCGGTCGCCCGATGGTATACCGCATCGTTCGGTGATTATGGTAATGAATTTAATTTTTTATAAATCTTTGTGGGTAAAGAATTTGTATTTCGCTAATTTTTCCTTTATAGAATCGCGCGAGTTTCTCAGCTAATTCTAAAGACGCAGATTGAGTACCTCTTTCTAATCGGCTCAAGTTTCCTGCATCACAGTTTATAGTGTTTGCAACTTGAACAATTGTTAATTCATTTTCAATTCTAATTTTTCGTAATGGTGTCTGCATAAAGATCTCCTTTAGATGCGTTATGCGCATAATAATTCAACTTTCAAATATGTGCAAAACGCTTTGTGTAAAACGCAAAAAGAATATTTAATTATAATATGAATGTAGGTACTAGAATTAGAGAACTTAGAAAAAAGAAAGGCATGACCATTCTTCAATTGGCTACAGCTATTAATAGCGATGTAGGCAATATTTCTCGTCTCGAAAGAAACAAGCAAGGATATAGCGAAAATACTCTTTTAAAAATTGCTTCAGCATTAGGGGTGCAAGTAGCTGATCTATTTCTAGATAGTAGTGAAACCAATAATGCTTCACGCAATAACAAACAAAAATATAGTAACCTCAAATCGGATCAAATAGAGTTACTTGAACTGTATGATAGCCTTCCTGAAGAAGAAGCTAAACGCTTTATCAAAGAAATGAGAGACAGAAAAACTCACTATGAACTCATTTTTAATGAAATGTTAAAAAAACGCGGTATCAGAGCTCCTTAGATTACTATCTCTTCCCTTAATAGCCTATTGTTATAGGCTTATTTATTCTTTTATCGCATCAACATCTCAATAAAAAACTTAAAAATCAATAAAATAAAAATTTATGGAATTAAAATTTTTGTCGAGATTAAAAATGCGCTTTACGCATTTGCTTTTTACGCAAATTATTCTCGTATCAAAGGCAAACAGCCAGAGATTGAAAAAAGTTAACGGCGCACTTTAACGCACGGGCGGACGGCGTATCTCTCTAGAGACAATGTACCGAAGTGGCAGAACCCATTTTCCATCACAAACAGGACTATTTATTCATCTAATTTGTTAAGGAAAAATATTATGAAGAAAACATCTGCTATATGCCCTGTATGTTCTAAACGTTTCAATCCGAATAAATCTTACGAACACATTAAGGAATTTCATCCTACAGCCAGTGACTATCAGTTAGCTATTATTCGTGATGCACGCCGTAAGTGTTATGGTCAGAGTAAACCAGTGAAGCATAAAAATGCTGCTTTACTTCCTCACACATCAATCTTTGCTGTATCACAAACAAGAGCCACAAAATTAAGAATTGCATAACGATTTGATAGTCTTTGCAGCAATCTTATCCTACACTTAATTCCATAAGTTTCAGATAATAGTTATCCCTCCCGATGGGCTGGGAATTTATAAATCTCCCAATTTCAGGGAGGCCAGGTTGTTAAAGAGCGTTTTTTTTATTCCTCTTTATTTTTCACTAAATCTTCAAGAGGAATGTCTAGCAATTTGTTTATTTGTGCGTACCTTGAAGGCGGTATGTATCCTTTATATGTCCATTGTCTAATGGCCTGATCGCTAATATTCAGCAATTTTGCCAATGCAGGAACTCCACCTGCTTTCTCAATGGTCGCTTTCAATGCTTCCATATTTATACCCTTGTACTTACGTAACAACAAGTAAAATACAAGATTTACTTTTTAAAAGCAAGTTTTACTTGCTGGAAATAATAAAAGTAACGCTTGTATAATTAGACTATGAAAACTATGCATGAAAGAATAAAGCAAGCAAGACTTGCAAAAAAAATGACTCAAGCTGAACTGGCTGAAAAGCTCAGTGTTACCCCTCAATCCGTTCAACAGTGGGAAACGAGCACAGAACCTAAAAAAAATAGATTAATGAAAATAGCTGATGTACTTGATATTAATGTAAATTGGCTTTTGTTTGGAGAGAAAAAAAACAAAGATGGCCGTTTAAAAAATAAAATGAATTTTCGGGAAATATCAGAATGGGACGAATCAACGCCTTTAGAAGATGATGAAGTCGAAATCCCTTTTTATAAAAGTATTGAGTTAGCCGCAGGTAGCGGATGTAACGAAAATAAGGATTACAATGGTTTTAAACTCCGTTATTCTCGATCAACATTGCGCAGATATGGAATACCTTCCAAAAGTGTTTACGCATTTACTGTTCACGGCAATAGCATGGAGCCAGTAATACCTAATGGAGCAACAGTATTTGTTAATTGCTGCGATAATTCAATAGTAGATGGTGGTATTTATTTTATTGAGCAAGACGACTTATTTAGAATAAAAATTTTATTAAGGCAACCAGGAAAAAAAGTAATTATACGAAGTTTTAACTCCATTGAATACCCAGATGAGATCGCTGACCTAGATACAGTTAAGGTTATAGGCAGAGTTTTTAATGCATCTATAATGTTTATGTAAAAGTAGCTCAATCACTTTCCACATCACATAGCCTTCACATTGAAGGCACATTTAATATTTCTTTTCATATAAAATTCCATTTTAAAACAGTTAATTAAACTCAAAAATCAACCTTAAACTTGCCTTTAAACAAGACTTACTTGCTTTAATAAAGAAACACTTGTATTATTACCCCATCAACTCACTGCAACAGGCAGACGACAGACAATACCACGAGTTATCTGAAACTTTGCCAGACGTTGCTAAGTAGCCAGCCTGAGGCGTATGAACATGAAGGCAAGTGACGACAGTTAAGCAGTACCGCTCTTTAACACTCTTTCGCTGAAAAAGCGTAACCACAAAACACCCAAACAGTCGGTTTTGGGGTGTGTGAAATAACCAAAATACAGTCATTAAGTTAAAACCAACACCAGGGTACTACCAATATGACTGTAAATATAATCCGGATACCTCCGGCACACACCACCAAAACCCATTGTCAGGAGGTAATATGTGTAACTTTCATGGTTATGATAATGCTCGCCGTCGGAGACAGGAGCGGAGAAGAGCTAAACAAGCAGCCTATCTCTATAACAAAGCACTTAATATGGCATTGAAAGCAGCCTTAAATCCAAGCAAACCCTCTCAGCAACAAACACCAACAAACACTAAACGCCCTGTCCTTTCACTAAAAAGAAAAGTGATTAATCGTGTAGAAAAAGCAATATCAATTCGTCCTACTAAAGTTTATGACGCATTTAATAACTGCTGTTTGCCTATAGCAGCTTTGTATACTTCCAGACGGTTTAATAATAAACCTAAATCACATTTTGGAGTTACCGCTAATGCTTGAGAATAAGTACGAACTTAAATTAATGGAACTAAACTACAATGGAGAAAAAATCTTTTTTCCCATTCAGGCAATTAATCAATTTCAGGATGTGTGAATGCGGCTCTGCGCTCGTGGGACAGTCAACACACTATAAATTATCTATTTATATAGCTAAATATAGTTTGATTGCGTTAACCCGTCCGTTATGACTGTAATCGGACACCAAGAGGCACTTGGGCACACGTCCTAACTTTTCAGCAAATGTTAACAAGGAGTATACATAATGAGACTGGACAATCCACGCATTGTAACAGCAAAACATCCCAATATGGGTAATCTGGTTGGCGTAACTAATGGCAGTCGTGATTTGAGCGATTCAATATACTTAAGCAGTATTGATATTCGTGATGATGATGACAGAGAAGTACGCACTTTTAAGACAATCATACAGTGCTTAACAAATGAAAATGATCGTCTTAAGAAAGAGAATCACAGACTGATGAAGATATACCGTGAAATTGGCGGGCTGTGCAGGATTTGAACCTGCAACTGAAGAATTAGAAGAATTTGAGTATTGCCGTTGCAGCACTAATAGTCACAACGATTACACCACCAAGTTTTAAAAGTAGTCCAGTAGCAATAGTTTCAACATCTTTACGAATCAACGCTATTTGACCATCAGTTTTCTCGAAACGCAAATTCATCTCAGCCGATAAGTCTTTACGAACATCAGCAATCTCAGCAGATAAGTCTTTACGAACATCAGCAATTTGAGCTTCGGTTTTTTCAAAGCGAGCAACCATATCTTTACGTACGTCTTCTAAATCGCGTTTAGTCGCTACATCAGCAACCTCATGCGATCTACGTACAACAAGTGAAATAGCCTTAGCTTGCTGACTAGTAAGTCCAGCCGTTTGAAGCTCTTCCGATGCTTGTAGTGTATCAAATGCAACCTGACCCATAGGAAATCCTCCTTTTTGGTAAGTATAACGGGTTTAGGGGTCAATCTGCAAAATCTTTCATCAATTAACTTTGAGGAATATCCTTATGTCAATTTTAATCAACATCGAAACAAAAAACATCAATGACGCATTAATCCAAACGGTTAATGCCCGTGATTTACATGCGTTTTTGGAAAGTAAGCAAGACTTTTCCACATGGATAAAAAAGCGAATTTCAGATTATGGATTTGTTGAAAATAAAGACTTTATTCGCTTCCACAAAAAAATGGAAGCCAACAACGCTACTATAATCGACTACTACATTTCCCTCGATATGGCGAAAGAGTTATCAATGGTTGAGCGCAACGAAAAAGGCAAACAGGCCAGACAGTATTTTATTGAATGTGAGAGACAGGCAAAAACGGCTACACATGTTATTCCACAAACGCTTCCTGATGCACTACGGCTTGCTGCTGAAATGGCAGAGAAAGTTCAACATTTGTCATTAGTTAACAAAGAGCAAAAAACAGAAATTGATTGCTTAAAAAATCTATTCCAGGTTGGGATGACACCCGTTCAGTTTTGCAAGCAGCTTAATGGCGTAAACATTAACCAGGTTAATTTATTTCTCGAATCGCGTCATTTTCTCTACGATGCAGAAAAGGATATCAGCAAGGCTCATGTCTGGCGTGTGCATTCCTATGCGAGAGACACGTATCTAACCGAATCCCCCTTCATCATGACAAACGATTACGGGCAACGTCAGTGTTACAAAATCGTTCTGCTAAAAAAGGGGGCTACATGGCTATATAACCAATACTTTAAAGGTAAGCTACCGATGAAGAAAGACTGGAATGGTGAATTCACCCACGACAAATATAGTCAGGTGGCCTAAGATGACGATGAATCAGGACGTTATTATTGCTCGTATCATTGCGGCATCCAAAGATATTTTTGCTTGCGAAAAAGCCATCGTGACGCTGAAAGATATTTATCATTCTGCCATACGCCAATATTTACTCAAAAATGGTGACCCTAGAGCGCATTGTGGTTCACTTAGCCCAGAAAAACCAGAATACGAAGGCGTCATCGAGCATACAAAGCCCCACTATAGGGCGTTAATGAAGAAAAAGCGTGAACTCTATAACGCACATCGTCGACACCGCAGAGCAACACAGGCACTACTTAAATATCAATCAAAGAAATCGGACGAATAAAGCCCGTATTCTACAAATTAATCACATCTGAATATCAATTAAGAGCCAAAAACATGAACCAGCTTAAGCAGCAGGAGCTTCGCTACGTCTTAAATAGTGACAGCTTCGCCAGAAAAGACACCATAAAAATTATCCCCACCGTGCTAATCATCGCGTTGGCAAGCCTCGTTTTACTGTTAGCAAGATAGGAATAACTCATGACTTTATTTGAATTAACTCAGTTGCTCAAGGTGCAAAGAAAAAGCAATGAGCTTAAGGAGCATAACAAATATGAACATCAACGTGAAGTACTTGGACACCTAAACGTCCCTGTTAGCTGGCAGGATTTTCGAGGAGATTTTACATGAAAATGCCGAGGCTAACGGATAAAAGGAGATGCCTATCAAAAGAAGACGCGATTGCCTATGCAATACAACAGATGGACGCAATCAGGCAAGGAAAAGAACCTTTATCGCCATCGATGAAAGAAAAACGTCAAGCAATGGAAATGTACGATAAAGAAGCAAAAGCGCTAGAAAAATTAATAAGTCAGTTATCGATAAATACTCACCAAACGATAGATACTAAAAATAAAGAATACAATCCTTTTATTGGTCAGGAACTAAGAGATGGACCATTAGGCGGAAAAATAAGGGGTGATTAAAATGGGAACAGCAACTTTAATCCTAGGTGAATCAGGAACAGGTAAAAGCACTAGTTTAAGAAATCTTGATGCAAGTAAAACGTTAATCGTTCAATGCATAAATAAACGCCTGCCATTTCCCACAAAACAATGGAAATTAAGAAATAGCGACAATCCTGATGGCAATATATATCGCACTGACCAAACCGATAATATCGTAGCCGTTCTTAAAAAAGCTCCACATGAAATTATTGTTATTGATGACTATCAGGCTGTGATGGTTAATGAACTCATGGCTAAATGTAATGAACGAGGATACGACAAATTCACTTCTATTGGTAAGAATGCCTGGGATGTGTTTAGAGCTGCTGGTGAGGGTTCTGAGCATCGGCGGGTTTACATCCTGTCTCACACTCAAACCGATGACTTCGGCAGCGTTCGGATGAAAACGGTCGGTAAATTAGTTGATTCAACGCTTGTACCCGAAGGATATTTTACTATCGTTTTACGAACACATGTATCAAACGGCTCTTACTCTTTTTCAACTCAATCAAATGGCAGTGATTGCTGCAAAAGCCCTATGGGAATGTTTGATTCTCAACTCATTGAAAATGACTTAAATAAAATAGATAAAGTCATCTGCAACTATTATGGCATTACATCACAACAAGAGGAAAATAAAGTATGAATCACAACATTATTTTTACTTATACAGAAGAATCTGCCCTTGCTGCTTATCAAGGGGGGTTCATTAATGAATCAGGCGCGTATGTGATCACAATTGCAGAGGCAAAATTAAGCAAAAGTGATAAAGGCGCTGAGTTTATTGAATTCTCTGGTGAATCGGAGGATGGCAGAAAAGTTAACTATCTAAGTATTTGTTGTAAGAAAAATGACGGCACGGTAAACCCTTTCGGTCAAAATATGGTCAATGCCATGATGGGATGTATTGGAATTCAGCGAGTAACCTCGGTTGTCCACAACAATAACCTGGTTGCGCCAGAATTCCATGGCAAAAAAGTAGGACTTGTTTTGCAAAAAGTTCTAAGAACGAAGAAAAATGGCGATGAAAGTTACAGCTTTGATATCCGTATGCCATTTGTAGCAAACACTGGACAAACGCTTTTAGAAAAAGTTGAAAACAAACCCGCTCAAGCAGTTAAAAACCTGTTGCGTACTCTAAAAGATAGAGACGAGCGTAGACCAACCCATACGCCAGTAAATAATGAGTTTAATCCTTTTTAGACAAGGAGTTCCTACCATGTGGATTTTAATCTTGGCCATGTACGCCAGCCCTTACGCATCAAGTAACTTTGCAAGTGTTCATACTCAGGAATTTGACACTGAGAACATGTGTCAATTTGCCGCTAAACAGTTTGAGCGTGAGTTTGAAACGTTCAAGGATATCAACGCCAAAGCGATTTGCGTTAAGAAATAAGCCAATTTTAAAAGGTTCAACCATGAAACTTAACATCATCAAACTATTAATCACGACATTATTGTTTATCAGCGCCGCCTTTGCTTTCGAACTGATAGTTGGTCACATTGCGCACGCCGATACCGTCATTGACCCACAAATCAGGTTTAAACGTGGCGAATTAGGCAATATTCAATTAGGCGGACAAGAGCTACTGGTTATTGGCATCATGCTAGTGCCAGCTCTTATGGTTTATTTGGGGGTATTCCTCGACACATTGAAGAAATAGTTACAGAACAAGAAGTCCATTACCCACCCTAATCTATTCCACTTAATTAATACCCATTCATCAATTTTAATATTGAAGGATAACTATATGCGAAATTTAACAAATGAACATTACCCTATTGTCAACGATCACCGAAAACTGATCCACTTTTTATCTAAATCCGATCAATCAAAATTGATCCACTGTTTTACTCAGTTATTGCTCCTGAGCGCCGCTTATCTTTCAATCGGTAGCTTTCACCGCTTAATTGCAGTACATGCGAATGATGAAGTAAACGATCAAGCATAGCGGCAGTTAATGTTGCGTCATCAGCAAAAGCACTTGGCCATTGCCCAAATGATAGGTTACTCGTCAATATGACACTGCCATGCTCATAACGCTTGGCAATCACATTGAAAAACAGGTTTGCTTCTTCTCGCCCAAACGGCAGGTATCCAATCTCATCGATAATCAACAACTTCGGGGCCATCACCGAACGTGATAGATATTGTTTGAGCTTATTTTGTCGTTTGGCAGTTGAGAGTTGCAACATCAGTTCAGCTGCCGTGGTAAAGTGTAATGGTCAACAAATTCTGTAGAAGATCTAAGCGGCATTTTTTAGTTCATGATATTTTTGATGTGGCGTTAAATAACCAATCGTTGAATGGCGTCGATAATAATTGTAAAACTGAATATAATTTTCAACTTCACAGACAACAGATTGATGATTCATAAACGATAAACGGTTAAGTCTTTCTGTCTTTAAACTCCTAAAAAATCTTTCCATCACGGCATTATCGAGGCAATTACCTCGCCGACTCATGCTTTGAGTTATTTTCCGTTCAAAGAGGTGCGCCCTAAACTCCTCCGATGAATATTGGCAACCTTGATCTGAATGGAACATCAAACTTGTCGTATCCGGTAATTGCCGTTCAATTGCGTTATCTAAGGCTTCTTTCACTAATTTCGAATCCGGTTTTGTTGATAAGGCATAACCAATAATTTCTTTGGTGGCTAAATCCAACACACAGGCTAAATAGCTCCACCCATAGTGATGTCTAATATACGTGATATCCCCGACATAATAGTGATTATGCTGTTCAGGGGAAAATTGTCGTTTAAGCAAATTAGGGGCATATCGATGTTCGTTACCCGATGAGTGATAGTAGTGCTTTTTCGTTGGTCTAATTGCAACTAATTGATTTAATTTCATGATGTTCGATATTTTATAAGTGCCAATTTGGTGCCCTAAACCCTTTAACTCGGCTTGAATACGTCTTTTGCCATAAATTTGACCCGATGTATAAAAAATACGTTTGATTTCGCCACACAGTCTTTCATTTTCAACTGTCGGTATTTTCGTTTCATAATAAAAACTACTGCTGCTTACTTCAAAAAGATGGCATAACTCAGTGACCGTAAAATTGGGGTACATGATTTTCAGTTGCTTCACGATTTTGAGTTTTGATTGTCGAGGATGAAGTAAGCCGCGGCTTTTTTTAATATGTCATTATCCCTCTGAGCACGCTTAAGTTGAACTTCTAATTCTTGTATGCGCTGTTGCTCGGGTGTTAACGCTTTTGATTTTACAGGCGTATTCCCATTTAACTCGGCAAGATATTGTTGCTTCCATCGTGATACGGCAGATTTACCCGCACCGGATATTTTTTCAACTTGGATATTGCTATATCCACCTTCAACCATGAGTTTTGCATATTCCAGTTTTTGCTTTCCGCTAAAGGTTACTTTTACTTTTCGGGTCATATTTATACCTATAAGATTTTGCTTAATTATAAGCTATAAATCTCTACAGTTTTATTAGACCACTACAAAATCGAACGTATTAAGTTCTTTATGTGCTGGGAATCCTGCCATCCGACTCAAAAGATTACGAGTTCGTTCATCTCGTTGTTGTTGCTCACATTTTAACAGGGACAGTAAAAACTCTCCGTAGCTTTTGTCTTGGGCAATGCATTTTTCGGCAAGTGATGACCAATGAGTCGGAATAGAATTTAATTTCAATGACTCACACAGGTGTTCAATTTGTTCATGCAATAACATGTTCACCTCCCAGTAATGCTTCGTATACGCTGATTGAGTGTTGCAAACTGACAGATTCAAGGGGCGGTACGATAGGGATATTAAGCGTATTAGTCTGTGGGATAGATTGGCAAACCCTTGCTGGTAAGGGTAGAAGAGACTTAACTTCCTTAGCTAATCTATCTGCTGGCTTCTCTAACGTTGTTCCATGAATTCGCTGATGGGCAACGCGTTGTAACCATGGACCCACTTTTGCATTAGCTATTTCAATATCCAGTTCAAGATTATGAGCACGAAGGTCGGTGTTTAATGGCACGATAAAGCTGTTTTTTAAATAGTGGTTAAAGCGCTCTACTTTCCCTTTCGTTTTTGCCCTGTAGGGCTTGCAAGCCTTCAATTTAAACCCGTAATCTTTCGACATTTGAAGCATTTCGACATGTAATTTATGATCACCTTCTGCATAAGCATCCCGTTCGATGATGAGGGATTTTGCGTTATCACACAATACTTCCTGTGGTACACCACCAAAGTAGTCGAAAGCTTCTCTTAAACCTTGCTGCCACGATTCTGCTCGTTCATTATCAAAGAACTTTACATAACTCGCACGCGAATAGCCTAGCGTTGCAACAAACGCTTTCAGCGATTTTTTACCTCGCCGGATGCTGGTGAAGTCGATTTGCATTTGTTGACCTGGCTGTGTTTCAAAACGGACGACTACTTCGGGAACAATGCTTGGTTTAAATTGACAAACAAATCGGCGTAATTGAGCAATACCACCTTGATAGCCGTTTTCAACTACCTCATCAAATAAGACTGTTGCAGGGATCCAATCAGGTTTAGCCAGTTCAATTCGCTGAAGCAAATAAGGTTTAAAGGGGGATAATTTAGTCGGTTGTTGACTTCTTTTAGCATAAGTTGGCATTGTCTGTTGTTGTAAATGATGTTTTACGGTGTTACGGGATATACCCAACTCACTGGCAATTTTTCGAAGGCTTTGTCCTTGTGCAAAGCGAACATGAATATCCACAAATATCTCCTTGGTTAACATAAATTATCCGTACAAAAATGTGCGAATAATACCAAGTGGATCAGTTTTAGATGATCGTTAGTGGATCAGTTTTGCATGATCGGTGACACCCTATCATTGCTGGCGTAGAAATCACGACAGACTCAGATGGTCGTTTCAACCTGAATGCGTTACATAAAGCCAGTGGCGGCAAAGATGCTAAACGCCCTAAAACATGGCTTGAGACAAAACAAGCCAAAGAGTTAATTGAAGAGCTAAGGCAGAATTCCGCCTTAGGTCAAGAAGCAATCAAAGTTCAAAAGGCGGCATAAATCCAGGCACTTTGCTCATGAGCTGTTAGCCATTGAGTATGCTGGCAGGATTTCGCCAAGATTCAGATTGATGGTTAATCAAACCTTCCTGGATTACAAAACAGGAAAATTAGCTCCTGTCACCCCAACAACAGACTGGTTAGATAATCCTGCACAATTACGAAAAGTGCTGATTAGCTATACCGAGCAAGTGGAAAAAATAAGCAGTGAGCGTGATGAAGCTATTAGAACAAAATCACAAATCAGCCGCACTCGTGAAGCTTCTGCAATGGGTAAACTCAGCGTTGCTACCCGTAAAAATCGGGAACTGACAGAACGACTAGGAGAAAGTGTTAAACATGCCACCATCACAGCTGTAAAGAATGCCACAGGGAAAGAATACAAATTTGCCCCACTTCGCAGATGGTGCCGTGAGAACCAGGTGGAAGCAACCGAAGTGCCTGATATTCGTTATGGTCAGGTTAAGTCATGGCCAGCTGAATCATGGCTACAGGTATACGGTATCAATCTGAAATCGTTATTTGCTAATAGCCAACGTATTCACTAGAGATTGACCACTATTTGGTATTTCTGAATCACTCAAAAAAAGACCAGCGCAAGGCTGGCAATATTAGGGAAATATTAGGGAAATGTTGTGGTTACGAACACACAACGGCATGAATATATCATAATTAACTGAAGTTGATCAAATTTTGATCAGAATGGTAATCATTTGATTGGTAATGGGAGTAACTGTATGAATAACATCCATGAATACCGAACAACGTTACACCATGTCAAAGTAGGGATGCAGGTTATTTATCATGGTGAAAGGATGAAAATAATTAGATTGAAGGAGAAAAAATTAACAAACAAAGGATTGATATATCAATTTGATACCGATGGAGAAAACGGAACATTAACCGGAAATGGCGGTAATAAAATCACTGTGTTAGAAAAAATAGACGACTTGCATAAAAGTAAAAGCGGGTATGTTTAGGAGATGACGTGAAGTATGACCTGATACTCGCAGATCCACCCTGGCAATACCAAAACAAAGCATCAAACGGCGCAGCACACAATCACTACAACACCACTGACTTTACTCCCTTACTCGACTACCTATAGAAACCATCGTTAATGATAACTCCGTACTCTGCATGTGGTATACGGGTAACTTTGCGCTGGAAGCTATCCGGTTGGCGGAAGCATGGGGATTTAAAGTCAAAACCATGAAGGATTTACCTGGGTCAAGCTCAATAAGTTAGCCAAAGAGCGGATCTCCAAAGCTATCAAAAGCTGAGCTATCTGATGCTGATGACTTTCTGACATTACTCAATGCTGAAACACGCATGAATGGCGGTAACTACACCCGCAGTAATTCAGAAGATTGTTTAATTGCCATCAAGGGAAAAGGACTAGAACGCAAGGACGCTTCCATCAAACAAGTTATCTACGCCTGTCTCGGTGAACATAGCCAAAAACCAATAGAAGTCCATTACCGATTAGAGAAACTTTACGGTGAGGTGAAACGTATCGAACTTTTTGCTCGTGACAAAGTGCAGGGCTGGGATCTATGGGGCAATGAAGCGCCTGAGAATAGTGTGAGTTTTTGAATGAGGATAAATAAACATGATTACTTTAGCGGAATGGAATGCAAGGAGGGATAGGCCAAGAAGAATGGACACTGTCAGGGGATGGGTTAGAAATGGGTTAATCCAGCCTCCACCCATCAAAGATGGCAGGGAATATTTAGTTGAAGAGTATGCAATCAAAGTTAACGGCGTTAACCAGGTTAGTCATAAAAGTATGTTGCTGCAAAGGATAGGTCATGACCAGAATCAGAAAAATAAAAAATCGGGATTTGCCCCCTAACCTATACAAAAGAAACGGGTATTATTCCTATAGAGACCCACGTACACGGAAGGAATACGGTTTGGGTAGAAACAAAGCCTATGCAATTAACGAGGCTATTAGTGCAAATCAGTTATTGCTCAATGCAGAGAAAGTTAAGCCACTGACAGAAAGGATAGATGGACAAGGAAGTGTCTATTTCCATGAGTTTTTAGAGAGATATGAAGAAATATTGAAAACAAGGGGATTAAGAGAAAAAACATTAAAAGATTATAAAAGTAAAGTATTAGCGATAAGAAAAGGAATTCTTGACGCACCAATAGAAAATATTTCTACTAAAGTGATCACCGATTTTATTCATACATACATAATTGACGGGAAAACTTCCTCAGCAAGCATTTTCAGAATAACATTAAAAGATATATTCAATGAAGCATATTGCTTAGGAATTATAAATAATAATCCTGTTTTACCTACAAAGTCACCAAAAGTTAAAGTACAAAGAACAAGGTTATCTTTAGATGATTTTAATTTAATTCTAGAATCAATAGATGATGAAGCACATTGGTTAACAATAGCAATGAAGCTAGCTTTAGTTACAGGTCAGAGAGTGTCTGATATATCAAAAATGAAGTACGAAGATCTTCATGATGACAAGTTATGGATTATTCAACAAAAAACAGGAAGTAAAATAGCTATTCCTTTAACCGTTGAAATAATAGGTATTAAGCTATCAGCCATAATAAAAATTAACGAAAACGATTCAGAATATATTATTAATGATGCTGGCAAGAAAGTTTCAATAGAAAAAATATCAAAAGGATTTGCAAAATTAAGGGACAAAACAAATTTAACATGGGAAGGTACACCTCCATCATTTCATGAAATAAGAAGTTTATCTGCAAGATTGTATACAGAGAAAAATGGCAGTGATTTTGCTCAAAAATTACTAGGCCATAAATCAGCGAAAATGACAGCAAAATATCAGGATGATAGAAATAATGGATGGATTGAAGTATAATTCATAGTGAATGAACAGTGAATTATAGTGACAAAATAAATATAATTTATTGATATATAATAAAAAAATATTTTAGCATCTTTGGAGATAGAAGATGGCGCACAATGAACAGCGAATGCTTTACCAATGGTTAAGCACCGGTTTAGCAAACGATAATTGTCGCATTCAGCTTGCGTATGTTGAAGGAGATGGCCAGTGGTGGTCGTGGCTATCCGAGGATTCGGTCGGTATTTGGTGTGATAATCCTAATTGGCAGCAGGCGCTACAAACTTATAGTGGTAGCGCTGATCCAAGCCTGGTTACTGAAGATTTATTTCCTTGTATTAGCGCCGCCTGGTTTGCATTACTTGGTGAAACAGTTAATGCAAGATTGAGCCAACAGCCGATTGATTACCGTTTGCCTAAGGGCATTTATCCTGTGATTACAGTAGACGAATGTCAATTTGTTGTCGTTAATATTGGGTTGGAAAAATGGCAGGCGGCTTTCGCCAATTGGTCACCATTTGACGCTCCATCTGTGCAAGTGACGGTTAAATTGTTAGCCGGCTTTATTGCTGATTGCGAAAATATTCGTCACAAGTATGGTTATTGGTTAGCGGGGGATGTGGATATTCGGCAAAACGAAGCATTATTATGGTGGCATGAACCATTAGCTATCGTTACATTAACCGATGTTAATCAACTATGGATAAAAGAGATTCGATCAGCGGTGACGTTTAACCAAATACCCTATTTAGCTCAGGTGGCCACCATTGATTTGCCACTAGCACAACTTTATACCCTGATCGCCGCTGAAAATTTGACCGGTAAGGTGACGTTAGAAACACGGGTTCGATTATTGCATGATGAACAACCCGTTGCTTGGGGAGAGTTATTAATCGCTCGAACTGGAACGGCATTTCACTGCCTGGAACTGGAAAAATAGTTTTGCTGTTTTTTCTTGCCTCTTTTTCTAATGCAATAATATTGAAAATATTTAGCCTAGATAAAAGAGATAGAAAAAACAGTGCGTGTCAACAAGCTATATGTGCTCATGCTTATGATGACATGCAAGGGTAATGCATTTAATTTTATCAGACAAATACAGCAGAATTAACGATACGACTACCGCGCCAATAAGGTATAAATAACCCGTGGCTTTATCATGCCAGTCGAATAAAAACATGCAGTAGAATGAGATTGATGATATTAACAGGAAAGCGATTATCATCAATAAGTATGACACAATCAGCGATAGGCATTTTTTCAT